TCCCGGCTTTCGCTTGGCGTTCGACGCACCGCAGCAGCTGGTCGCTCCGGAATCTTTGGGTCCTTCTGGGGGGGGTGGGGTATGAGGGTGTTTTTACTCGCAAAAATTCATTTGTGCGTGCCTAGTTTTTTTGATTTCGTTTCGTTTCGGAGGTTTCATGCCTAAGTCCTTAAAAGCATCTGATCGTCGTGATCGCCCTGCCCTGCTTGAGTATATCGGGCTTGGCGAGCTGGTTCCTTACGCCCGAAATGCGCGCACTCATAACGAAATGCAGGTCGCGCAAATTGCGAAATCAATTTCGGAGTTTGGCTTCACCAATCCGGTGCTGATCTCGGCCGATAACTCGATCATCGCCGGGCATGGCCGGGTGATGGCGGCGAAGCTACTTGGCATGGCCGATGTCCCTTGTTTCCGTCTGTCGCACCTCACCGAAGAGCAGCAGCGTCTCTACGTGATCGCCGACAATAAGCTGGCGCTTAATGCCGGTTGGGACGATGACATGCTGCGCTTGGAGTTGGGCGAGCTGCGGGACTTGGGTGTGAACCTTGGCCTGTCCGGTTTTGATGCGTCCGAGGTGGATGCCCTGTTTTTGGACGAGGAAAACCTCGAGCAGGAAGGTCTGACCGACGACGATGCTGCGCCGGGGCTTGAGGGATCGTTTGTTTCTAGAGCTGGCGAGGTCTGGATCTTGGGGGATCACCGGGTGATGTGCGGCGACAGCACGGTTTTGGCCGATGTCGAAACGCTGTGTGATGGTGAGCCGATCGACTGCTCCTGGACCGATCCGCCCTACAACGTGAATTATGAAAGCAAGGCGGGCAAAATCAAGAATGACCACATGGGAGACTCCGCGTTTCGGGAGTTCCTCCGCGATGCTTTTGTCGGTGCCTTTTCTGTAATGCGGGCTGGGGCTCCGATCTACATCGCGCATTCTGACACTGAAGGGTTCAATTTTCGGGGCGCTTTTCTTGAGGCCGGGTTCAAACTGTCGGGCTGTTTGATCTGGGTGAAACCGGCGCTTGTCTTGGGGCGGTCGGATTATCAGTGGCGGCATGAGCCGATCCTCTACGGCTGGAAAGAGGGCGCTGCTCATTCTTGGTATGGCGGCCGCAAAAACACCACGGTGGTCGACGCGGTCGATATGCCGTTCCGGGTGGAGGATGGCGGTGGCGCGGTCCAGATCGAGGCAGGCGAGACTACGCTCCGCATTTCCGGGGCCGATCTGATGGTTGAGGAGCTGGTCGGGTCTGTGATCCGCGCTGAGAAACCCAAGAGATCGCCGGAGCATCCGACCATGAAGCCGGTCGGCTTGATTCTGGGCATGCTGATAAATAGCAGCCGTCGCGGTGACGCGGTGTTGGATCTGTTCGGGGGTTCGGGATCCACCTTGATCGCCTGCCAGAAGGTTGGCCGCCGCGCGCGGCTGATGGAGTTCGATCCGAAGTACTGCGATGTTATTGTTCGTCGCTGGCAGGAGTTCTCGGGCAAAAAGGCAAAGCTGGCCAGCTCTGGTGAGGGCTTCGATGCGCTGGCACAAAAGCGACGGAAAATTTAGGAGGATGTGTGGTGCTGGGCTGTGCGGTTTCCTTTGGCGAGTCGATAGGTCTGATCCGCTCGTGTTGTAGCCTGGCACGGTCCTTCGATCTGCTTGGCCTTTATTTGGTGGTCTGATCGTGACTGAAAAAAAAGCAAAAGACCGCAAGGATCCACCTCGCGCGCTGCGGACAGCGTCTCGCAAGACTCGCTTTGTTGCGCATCGGACCGGCACTGCTGCTGACACCATCGGGCCGCTGTCGGAGGGGGTTTCGGTCACTGGGCTGACGGCCGGCCAGTTTTCCTCGATCGATGCGATGGAGCACATGGTGAACGAGCTGGGGCCTGCGGTTGTCCGGCTCTCGACCTGGACCACGGGCATCTACGATGTGCAGCGGGCGCGCGAGATTGAGCTGGACGGCCGGATCACCAAGTGCCGGGTTCTGCTCGATCGAGGCACGTTTGAAAAGTCACCCAAGTTTGCCGGGCCCCTCATTCAAATTCTGGGGGTTGATGCGTTCCGGTGTCTATCGGTTCACGCGAAGGTCATCATTGTTGAGGGTGCGCGCGGCACGGCCGTCATGCGGTCCTCCATGAATTTGAACAAAAACTTGCGCACCGAGCAATTCGACATCGATGTCGGACCAGCGATTGGGGCTTTCTTCATCGAGTGGTTTGACGCGCTGTGGGACGAAAGTGGCCGCACGCGGGACAATCAGGCTATCATTAAGGCTGTGTTTGATCGGTTCTTGGCTCTGCCACCTGTCGAGAAGGTGGCGCGGTCCGATCCTTTCGACGCGGATGATCTTGGGTCTTTGATTCTCGATCCCCTTTTCATGGACGATGATGGTGTGCCGGGCACATGAGTGGCTCGGAATCTCCCACCTATCCGCTGAAAACTATTGCCAAGCTGTTGAAGCTGACCGAGCGGCGCGTGCAGCAGCTGGCAAAGTCAGGGGTCATCCCTAAGGGCGCGCGCGGCCGGTACGATTTAGTCGCGTCTGTTCAGGGCTACATTGTTTACCTGCAGGAGCGTGCCGCTGGTCCAGCCTCGATCGCTGGCGCGATTGATTACCATGTCGAAAAGGCACGAAAAACGAGGGCCGAGGCGGATATCGCGGAGATGGAGGTGGCAAAGCGCAGAGGCTCCTCGATCGATGCGGACGAGGTCAAACGTGCTTGGCAGCTGATCCTGGCTGAAGTTCGGGCCAATTTGCTGGGCAATACTCCACAGCGGATCGCCTCTCGCATTCACGGGCTGTCCGATGATGCTCAAATCCGGCGTGTGATCCGGGACGAGATCGCACTCGCCATGACGGTTGCGGCTAGTAAGAATGTTGAGGAGCTGTTTGTTGATGAATGATAGGCCTGTCATTGGGGCGGTGTCTCGCCGGATCGCTGCCGAGGCGTTGCGGGATTTTGCGCCACCTCCGGATGTTGCGCCTTCGGTTTGGGCCGAGCGTTCGATCTATATCCCTGTGGGCAATGCGATTCCGGGGATGATCCGTTTTGACAACGCTCCCTATCAGCGCGAGCCTCTTGACCTGACGATGGACCCGTCTGTCTCTCGCATTTCGCTTATGTGGGGTGCCCAGGTGGGCAAGACCACTGTCGCGTTGTGCGGTCAGGCGTTTCGCATCGCCGAGAATCCAATGAGCCAGATCATGTTGCAGCCGTCGCAGGGCGATCTGCACACCTGGCTTGAAACCAAATTTAACCCGATGGTCGAGTCTAACGAGCTTCTGCAAAACCGGATTGCCAAACCTCGCGGCCGTGATGGGGTGAACAATCAGTCGATGAAATCCTACCCAGGCGGGTTTTTGATGTTTGCCTGGTCTGGATCTCCTAAGACGATGCGGGGCAAGTCTGCGCCTTTCATCGTTTGCGATGAGACGGACGGCTACGATCGGACCCAGGAGGGCCATCCGGTCTCGCTGATTTGGCAGCGTTCAGCAACATTTGGCGACCAGAGGCTTCTTTTGGAAATCTCGACTCCGACAATCAAGGGTGCCTCCTACATCGAGGGTGCTTTTGAGGCGGGCGATATGCGCCGGTTTCACGTGGTCTGCCCACATTGCGAGGCGCGCAATCATTTGAAGTGGGCGCAGGTCACTTGGTCCAAGTCTGACGAGGGCGTGCATCTACCGGAAACGGCGGGCTATATCTGCGAGGGATGCGGCGTGGTTTGGTCCGACGCGGAGCGGGTGCAGGCTGTGCGCGTTGCTGAAAGCCTGGGTGCGGGCTGGATCGCTGAAAAGGCTTTCCGGGGGCACGCCTCGTATCATCTCAATGAGCTCTATTCCTGCTTTCGTCGTCTTGAGGACGTGGTGCAGTCGTTTCTTGATAAAAAGGCAGCAGGGGATCTTCAGACGTTTGTGAACGTCTCGCTCGCGGAGACTTGGGAGGAAGAGGGCGACCAGGTCGACAGTGCGGATCTGATCGCGCGCGCTTATGCCTTTGATGCGGTGGTGCCGGTGGGTGTCGGTTTGCTGACGGCCGGGATCGACATGCAGCAGGATCGCCTTGAGATTGAGGTGGTGGGCTGGGGGCTTGGCGAGGAGTCTTGGTCGATCGACTACCGGGTTCTCTACGGTGATCCGATGCGCTCCGAAGTTTGGGAAGAGCTCGACGCTGTGCTAGGCGAAACCTTCGAGCATGCCTCGGGGGCCCAGCTGTCGATCGCAGGGGCCTGTCTTGACACCGGTGGTGGCGAGGGTCTGACTCAGGCGGCTTATGAATATGCGCGGGGCAAAACTGGCAGGCGCCTGTTTGCTGTCAAAGGTGTTGGTGGCTGGGGCCGTCCGGTTGTGTCTGCACCCAGCCGGGTTCGATCGCGGCGTGCGCGGATGATCCAGCTGTTTTCGGTTGGTGTCGACGAGGCCAAGCTGATCGTGTCGCGGTGGTTCGGTGTCGTGGAGCGCGGGCCGGGCTTTTGTCATGTGCCGTCCAGCCGTGCGCCGGAATGGTTCGCGCAGGCGACGGCCGAGTCGCTCCGGACGCGGATGTCGCGCGGGTTTTCTGTGCGCGAATGGCACAAAACGAGGGACAGAAATGAGGCGCTCGATTGCCGGGTCTATGCCTATGCCGCGTTTAAGCTGGTCAATCCAAACCTTCCGCGTCTGGTCCGGGGTTTGGTGCCCAAGAATGAGCCTGTCGATCCAGCGCAGGCATCGGATCCATTGGAGGCTGAGGTGGATCGGGCGGTTCGTGTCGCGGGCAAACCGCCAGAGGATTCCGAGGCTCTACGCGGTGATGGTGTTTCCAAACGAGTCTGGCGTGCGAAGTCGAAGAAACGGCCGCGCA